TGGGGTAATCAGCCAACATATACTTGTCAGTTGCGGCCAGCCGCAGGTCACGGGCGGCGCGCAAATTAGCGTAGAGTTGTTCCGCTGTTGGTGCGGGGAGCGCCTGAATCTGGAAACCACCTTCAACCAGCACCATCACTGCACCATTGTCGTTGCACCACTCCGCAGCTTCCGGGGGGTAATCGCCGCTAAAAAAGTCACCAATCTTGAACATGTTACCTCCTAAAAACCCGTTACAGACCAAGCAATACTCGGACGGGTAGCAGCGGCTGGGATACCACCGATTTGTATTGATGTGGTGGTTTTGCCTGTGGTGCGAAGGTAGCCGTCTGTGCCATAGTCTGCCGCCTGCACAGAGATACCCTGGGTTGATACACTATAGGTTGCCGTAGTCATTGGGGTATTGAGGGTAACAGTAATCAAACCTTCGCCGGGGTTGGTGACTATTCCACCCTGTTCAATCCACCCGTCACTATATTTGCGGTACCAGTTGTTGCCGGATGACCAGGACACGACAGACAGTTTCCCAGATTCCACGGCTGTAAGCCGGGTGTCCTGTTGGATATTCTTGGTTTCAACCGCATCCAGCCGTGTATCCTGCTGCGTGTTTTTGGTTTCAATATTCGTCAGCCGTGTATCCTGCTGCGTGTTTTTAAGCTCCACGGCAGTAACACGCCCACCAACCTGTACACTCGAAGTCTCAAGCGCCTCAACCCGGCCAAGAAAATTAGCAGGCAGAGTGGCCTTGGCCTCCTCCGCAGCCGCCTTGGCTTCGGTAGCGCTTTGCATTGCGGCGCTGGCGCTGGTTTCAGACTCTCTGGCATGCTGCCCGCTTATGGTCGCCTGCCCAGAAGCAAGGAGTGCAGAGGAATTGGCACTGACCGCAGAGGCTTCTGCTTGATTCGCTTTCACGGTGATCTGGGCCAGGGAGGCGTCTATGCTGGGCTGGATGCTCTGCTTCCAGGTGCGGAAGGTCATAGCGTCAGTATCATCCACCGGGTCTGCCACGTTCTTGATGACACGGTTCTGGGCGTCATATTTCCGGTCATGACTGTCGAGACGCATCTGCTCATCAGCTACGTCCTGAGTTTCCTGCGCAATATGCAAAAGCTGGCGCGTCTGGCTGTCAAGGTCAGTGCCTGTAAGCACCGCGCCATTCCTGTAACCGGTAACTGGAGAGTCCTTTTCAGTGTCACGATAAATATAAATCGTGCTACCTCGTTCCGGGGTAACGGCCAGCTTGATACTGGTAGCCGTAAGCCACTCGACAGCATCAGAAGCAATGGGCGCTTCTGCCACCACCACCTTTACGAAGCTCTTTTTGAGGTATTCAAACGGCACGGTGAAGATGATAGTGCTCCCATCACCTATATAGGTGACGCGGCTGTATGCCATACATTTCCTTCCTTTTTAAAATGAAGAAGGCCGGGTGGTGTTCCCGGCCTCCATTTGTTAGTGGATGAGATTTTCAAGCAGTGACTGCTGGTTATCCTTAGTCATTGCACCAGCCTTGCTGGCTTTCTTGTTTATTGTAGCCTGCTTAACCTTTGCCATGATGTCAGGGTATTCCTTTTTCAGTTGATACTCCGACAGATCACGAAAGTTCCTGATGACTTTGTTTACAATATCGCTTCTGGGGGTGGGCTGGCCGGGGATGCCATCACCAAGACGCTCCCGATTGATGTCATACCCCTCTGAGTTCACTACAGTATGCAAAACATCGTACATGGACTTGCCATCAATCTTCATACCACCGTGCAATTCACAGAGGCGTGAATACTGCTCTGAGGTCAGAGGCACACCGTGTAATTCCTTGGCGGGAGCACCCGTTACAGAGGAGCCAAGCCGAAGAAGTTCCTCAAGAACACCATCATGTTTCTGTGGTTCCATAGGATGCCCAGAGTAAAGCACTGGTTTTCCGGTCAGCCAGCTCATTTTGGGGGGCAAATCTTTGGAAAACGCAGAGGTAGTGTTCCTCATGTAATCCATCCACGACTTTGTTTCCCTCTGCTGGGGGTCGCCGCTATAGTTCTTATGAAAACGAAGCATGCCGGAGTAAGGAATGAATGAAGAAGACGTAGTTTTGAGGTAGTGATCCATGTACCGCTTGGGTTTTGTGATGGCATTCATGGCATCAGAGACACCCTGAACATACGTCTTGTCATTCAGGTTCTCCACGACTGCCATAAGAACACCTGTCATGGCCTTCATCACTGGATTGCTTACGTCAGGGTTTCCTGCGTGGTCATAAGATTCCTCTGTGACGTGATTGTAGGCATCAACAGAAGCGCTGAGGATAAGACCAAAGGGGTCAAACCGGCGATATTCAAGCCAGCTATCCCCCACTTTTATGGAATAAGGCTTTATCCCATTCTCCTGCCACAATGCCTTCAGCTTCGGGTTGTCAGGGTAAGCCCCTGTCACCCTTCCTTCTGCCGCCATCTGCACACCGGAGGTGATAAGCAGAGAACCCGTAGCAATACGCCCAAGGGCATCAGCTCTTGCTTCTCCACCTTCCATAATAGCGGCCCGCACACGGCTGGACATAAGGGCAGCAGGGTTGTGCCGCATGGTGTCGTAGAAAAGGTTCATGGGTGTTTTGATGAATGGGACTATAAGCTTGATCGGGGTGTGTTTATTGGCCCCTTGCTGCAACCAGCCGCCAATGGAATTACCTTCAAGAGGCGAAGTCCATGTGGCATCTCTGGCGAAGTCCCATGCTTTTTTGGAAAGATCACTCTGGATGATTGAACCATTTTCATCAAAGACATCTTTCATGCGCGCTGCGGAATACGCCTCAAAGTCCTTTCCCTTAATACCCTTTTCGGCAGCTTCATTGGCAATATCAGCATAAAGTTGCCCTCTGAAGGTGGCCTGTTTGAAGAACTCATCTTCAGCAACCAGCAGGCGGGAAGGCATTCGGGTAATAGTACCCAACCACCCTATGCTCCGGGCCATCAGTTCCTGCGTAGCAGAGAGTTCGGAGCCTTCAGGTTTCCCCTTGAGCAGCGAGTTCCTTATCCGCTCATAACTGAGCTGATGTGTCTGGTACTCAAGCTTATTACCTGCTTGGTCAAGGATGTTGTCACCAACACGTAGTGCTTTACCAGCAAGTTCCCAAGCAGTGCTCACGCTTCCCGTCATACCCCGAAGCATATTCCAGCCAGACATCACGGCCTGCTTGTCAAACGTCAGGGCACCACCAATCATGCGCTCCATGGGTTTCACCACGAAGCTGTTTACGCCTGTGCTGAAGGTGTTCACGAGATGCGTCACGGGGCTGGACAACATGCCATTCACCCGCATTTCAACTAAAGAGTCTATGGCACTGAACTCAGGCTTGAGCTGTTTGAGCACCCGCACGTTGTTGATGGGATTGTCAGAGACTATGGTTCGCCGTGCGACATCCATAATCATATCTCTGGAGAGGCCCGACTTCACAAGGTAGTCAACAGCATCGGCTTCGGTCATATTTTCAGCACTGAGCCATTTACTGAAGAAGGCGTCAGAATCCTGGGCCCCACTCATGGAACGCGCAAGCTCGTCACTTACGCCGATGTTCCTGCTCCCAAGCAAGCGGCCTGTCACGGTGCGCAGATCGGCGTTAAGCGTGACAAATTCCTGCATGTTCTTTGAGAGCATGACAAAACGCACAGCATCGAGTGCTGAGGCCGTACCGTTGTTGATTTTGTTGGCAAGAGTCATGGAGGCATCACACAGGTTGTGCATGACGGCCCGCACCTTCAGTACGGTCTTCTCTGCCTGCTTGATGTTGGCGAGAGCTTCCTTTCCTTCATTGAGGTTGATGTCGTAGGTAAAGCCCATCTGCTTCACTTCATCAACCGCATTGGAAACAAGCTCTGAATACTTCTCAGGGCCAGCGGCCTTGATGGTGTTCTCTGCCTGAAGATCACTGAGCTTGTAGAGAATGTGAGACCCCCCGGCCTTATCAAATACCTCATGATTGAGGTTGATTCCGGGGTGGACACCTGAAAGCGGGTTCTGCTCCTTTGCCGCATCCTGAACAATCTTCAGGACATCTTTGGCCGGGGCAAGCTGATCTGGGTTCAGGTAGCTCTTGGCTGACTCTTCACCAGATGCCGTGGTGCCCCCGGCAGCGGGTTCCTCAGGTTTGGCCGGGAGGTTTTCAACAGGGCTTCCCTGCGCTGCCTCCTCTGCGTTCTTGGATGCCCCCGCCT